AAACAGCCAAAAGCGATTGCAAGAAAAACGAAAAAATACAGAAGCTACTCGTAGGTTACAACATGAGCTTTCTACACACATTAAAGATAGAAGAGAGAAGAATACTTCGTGAGGTTGTTAAGAGAGTACACCTCAAACATCACCCTGAACAATTCTGTACTGATAGGGAAGCAGATAAAGTTATAGCTGTTATTGGTCCTGAAACAGTCGATAAGTTATTAAGGATCGGAGTTAATACAAACATTGATAACGTTTAAGTATAAACCTGATGGTGAAGTCTTAAAGGCTTTTATGAAAGACAATACATTTTTTCGTGGCATCAGAGGTCCAGTTGGAAGTGGTAAGTCAGTTGCTTGTAGTATAGAAATATTTAGAAGAGCTTTATTACAAAAGCCTGATAAGTCAGGTAAGAGAAAAAGCAGATGGGCAATCATAAGAAATACTAATCCACAACTAAGAACTACAACTATTAAGACTTGGCTTGATTGGTTTCCTGAAGAGGATTGGGGAAAGTTTGCTTGGTCTGTGCCATATACTCATAACATATCAGCAGGTGATCTTGAGATGGAAGTTATATTTCTTGCTCTTGATAGACCTGAAGATGTAAAAAAATTATTATCATTAGAACTTACTGGGGTATGGATTAATGAGGCTAGAGAAATACCTAAGTCTATTATTGATGCTTGTACTATGAGAGTTGGCAGATATCCTAGTGTTAAAGATGGTGGTGCATCTTGGTCAGGTGTTATCTGTGATACTAATAGTCCTGAAGAAGATCACTGGTGGTCTATAATGTCAGGTGAAGTACCAGTTCCAGACCATATAACTTTAGAAGAAAGTCGTATGTTGATAAAGCCTGATAACTGGAAATTCTTTACACAGCCTAGTGGTATGATAGAAGAAAAAGATGATGATGGTGTTGTTAGTGGATACTTGCCTAATGATAAAGCAGAGAACACAAAAAATATATTAGATTCATATTACCCTAACTTGGTACAAGGTAAAACAAAGTCTTGGATAGATGTTTATGTAATGAATCGTCTTGGTAGTATCCAAGATGGTAAGCCAGTTTATAATATGTTTGTTGCTGATACCCATGTCGCAAAAGAAGAAATACCAGTAGCAGATGGTGTGCCAGTATATATAGGATTAGACTTTGGTCTTACACCTGCGGCAGTCTTTGGTCAAAAGGTTAGAGGTAGATGGAATATACTACAAGAGATTGTAGCTTTTGATATGGGAGTTGTTAGGTTTGCAGAACTACTTCGTGCTGAAATAGCAACACGATATGCTAATTGTGAAGTGCATATTTATGGTGATCCAGCAGGTGATTTTAGATCTCAAACAGATGAATCGACACCTTTTCAGATATTAAGAGGTGCAGGATTGACTGCTAGACCTACTCAAAGTAATGATGTTGCGTTACGAATAGAGTCTGTAGCATCTGTTTTAAATCGTATGGTTGATGGCTTATCAGGAATTTTGATTGACTTTAGGTGCAAAGAATTGGTAAAAGGATTTGAGGGAGGTTATCAATATCGTAGACTTCAGGTGTCAGGAGAACGATATGAAGATAAACCTCTTAAAGATAGATACTCACATATCCATGATGCTTTACAGTATTTGATGTTGGGTTCAGGTGAGGGAAGGCAGGTACTAGGCATGAATAGAAACATTTAATGCTAGAGTAGATTATGATGTCTTTAATCGCAGAGCAAAACCTCAAAGACGAGTAGGCTTATGGGCAAGAATGTAAGGAGATCCTAATGTGTTTACCTAGAAGTAGTCCAAAGCCACCTCCTCCTACTATAGAAGAAAAAGAAGAGAAGATGGAAAGGGAGGCTGTTAAAGAAGTTGAAACTGTAAAAAGAGCAGATGCAAGGCAAGACGTACTTGAAGAAAATATCACAACAAAAAGAAGGGGTACTGGTAGAAGATCATTGCTACGAGGCTCAGGTGGTGGCATAGGTTTCTATAACGAATACGATAGATAATGCACGAAAAAACTGTAGAAAATTTACTTCAAAACTATGAGAAAGCTAAATCTCATAGACTACATTTTGAAGATGTTTATGATGAAATATTTGATTTTTGTTTGCCACAACGTCAAGGTTTTAAAACTGTAACGATTGGCGAAAGACGAGATGATAGAATATTTGATGAAACAGCAGTTGTTGGTATTCAAGAGTTTGCATCAAGATTACAGTCTGGACTAACACCTAACTTTGCTAGATGGGCAGACTTTGTTACTGGTCAAGAAGTTCCTGAAGCAGAAAGAGATGATATAAATAATGCATTAGATCAGGTAACTGATTATGTATTTGAGATCTTACAGACATCAAACTTTGCACAAGAGATACATGAATGCTTTATAGATTTGGCACTTGGTACTGCTGTGCTTTGTGTAATGGAAGGTGATGCAGTTAACCCTATTAGGTTTCAATCTATACCATTGCCTCATGTTGTTTTAGATACTGGACCTGATGGCAAGGTAGATCATGTCTATAGAGAAAGATCTATAAAGAATGGTGATATGCCTGTTGCATATCCTAATGCTATAATGACACCACAGATAGCAGAAAGAATAACAAGAGATCCTGAAGGGAAATCTAAAATACTAGAAGTATCTTGTAGATTGTATGATGATCCAAATGAAGAAAAGTATGGTTTTTATATTATAGATATTACAGATAAAGAAATGATTATGTCTGAGATATATAAAGGTGTAGGATCAAATCCTTTTATAGCTTTCAGATGGAGTAAAGCAAGTGGCGAGATATATGGCAGAGGACCTGCATTAAATGCACTTAGTGCAATCAAGACTTGTAATTTAACTATAGAAATGATTTTAGAAAATGCACAGATGGCTATATCAGGTATCTATCAGATAGATGATGATGGTGTTATTAATGTTGATACAATAAACTTAGTCCCTGGCACAGTCATTCCAAAAGCACCAAACTCACAAGGTTTGCAACCTATTAGAGCGGCAGGTTCTTTTGATGTAGCTAATTTAGTTTTAAATGATATGAGGAATAATATAAAGAGAGCTTTGTATAATGATATGTTAGGTGATCCTAATAGAACACCTGCATCAGCTACAGAGGTTGCAGAACGTATGGCAGATCTTTCAAGAAAGATAGGATCTGCATTTGGTAGACTACAGTCTGAGATGGTACAGCCATTATTACAAAGAGTTGTCTACATATTACAAAAGCAGGGTCGGATAGAAATACCGACAGTTAATGGTAGAGAAGTTAAAATTCGTAGTGTTTCTCCCCTAGCACAAGCACAGAGCAATCAAGATATTGTTTCTTTAAATCGTTTCCTACAAACTGTTGCTAATTCATTCGGTCCTGAGATATTAAATATTCTTATATCATCAGAAGAAACTGCACTATATTTAGCTAAAAAGTTTGGTGTGCCTGATAATTTAATTAGAGATGCAGATGAAAGACAGCAGTTAGTACAGATGGCACAGCAAGTACAACAGATGCAACAACAAGGAGAACTACCTAATGCCGCAACACTTGGGGGTTGACGGATATCCTAGACCTAAAGAACAAGACGAACAAATTTCCAAAGTAATAGAATCAGTATTTAAAACTCCAAATGGTTTGGAGATGTTACAGTATTTAAAGTCAATAACTATCGAAGCAGTTAGTGGTGCTAATATTTCAGATGCAGAACTCAGACATTTGGAAGGGCAACGATATTTAGTGGCTTTAATAGTTAAGAGAATCAACCATGCACAAAGGATAAAAAAATGAGTGAAGAACAAGTAACATTAACAGAATCAGCTACAGAAACCCCAACAGAAGCTAGTGTACCTCCCACAACTACTGAGTCTGTAGCTGAACCAACAAGACCTGAAGGCTTACCTGAAAAGTTTAATACTTGGGAAGATATGGCTAAGTCATATTCAGAGTTAGAGTCATGGAAAGGTAAGAAAGAAGAAGATATAAAAGCTAATGTTTTACAAGAGTTAGAAACAGAAGCATATGCTAATAGACCTGCTAGTGCAGGTGACTATCAAATACCTGAGATACTTGATGAAGGTGAAGCCGCAACTAATCCTTTATTAAAATGGTGGGCAGATTATTCTTGGGATAATGGCTTATCACAAGAAGAGTTTAATGAAGGTATAACTAAATGGGCAGAACATACTGGTAGTAATCAACCTGATCTTGAGCAAATAAAAAAAGATTTAGGTGATAATGCTAATGCAAGAGTAGAAGCTACACAGTTATTTGTTAATAAATTTTTTCCTGAAGATTTGCGAGATGCTGTTGCTGAACTTGGCACAAGTGCAGAAGGTATAAAAGCATTAGAACTTATACAAAGATCAATGCAACAAACAGCACCTAATGCTCAGGCATCATCTCCTTCTAAGGTTACTATTGAAGATCTTATGGCTAAGATGCGAGATCCTAGATACTATGATCCTGCAAGAAGAGATAAAGCATATGTTCAAGAAATAACTGATGGT